GGGAAACCCTCAACCACTAAACTGTACCGTTACCAGTTTAGCCCAAACTCCTCGCTGGGAATGACCCAGCGGGTCCCTGTCAAAGGGACCGACATTGCGTCAATAGGAGGAGGCACAGTTACAGAGCCGTTGTAGGGCGACTCTGTCTCCACGCCTCGCCGCAATGTCCAAGCAAGCAGCGCACTCTCATCCGCCGGGAGGCGACGAGAGGGGGACCTAGCTACCACACAGCGAAAGCCGTGGTTCCGATCGATTGGAATCGTCGGGAAAAGCTTACTAGGGAGCAGCCAACCATCGTCTCCTTCTGCCCCTAAGGGCAAGAAGAAACGATGGGAGGAGCGGCTAGATAACCTGCGACAGGCCAGCCAAGCGGAACGAGGGACTCTCGAAAGAGACCCGCGTCCTACTCGAGCGGCCCAGCGCAAGAGCCGGTTCCCTAGCAGTCTAAGCTCTGAATCAGAGCCAGACGCGTCCTTTTGGAAGATAGGCGTGACATCTATACCTTTAAAGAAGTGCTTTCCGCAACTCTCGAAAAAGCAGCCATCCGTAAACGACTTCTCGGTGTTAACCGTGAAACCGCAATAGGACAGTAGCTCGACGAGAGTTTTGGAGCACTCCTGCGAGGTGACGATGTCGTCGCCGTAAATCCAAACTCTGCTTCGGTCGACATGATCTGATACCGAGCTCGCAAGGGCCCAGAAGATCAAAGACTCTAGTTCGAACGTGAATCCGTTTCCCATGGAAGAAAACTTGTGAAGTTTCACCACGGACCCATCGGGCATTTCTGCCTTGCGGGAACGGATATCGTCTAAAGCTAGAGCCCAGTCGACAGGCAGGAGCTCGTAAACGAGCTCCAGCGCAACGGTGTCGCTAGCTGCCTTGAGGTCAAGGGTAGCAAGTCGATCAGAATACGCGGCAGCAGCCGCAGTCTGATTCAGGCCCTGGTCATCCAGGTCGACGCCGACCATCTTTAATCGCCTTCGAAAGTAGGACCCGAATCCCTTTTGGAGGAATCCGTTACCAGTGTTCTCTTTTGCGATAACTCGGTGGGTTTTCGAGTTTTTAGGTACGGTGTCAATGACACATTCCTCGCGAACGAGAAACAAGTCAGGAAGGAAGCAAAACGGGCCGGCTATGACGCCGACGTCCACTCCCAACAACACTGCAGACCAATGAAGGTCCGCCCCGATCGCCTGCCTCAAGATCGGCAGTGCGCTCGGCGTAACTGACATAGGGGTTTGGTTAACCTTCGTGTCGACGAAGGCGCGACGCCGCGGTATATCCGCGGTTGCGCCAGGTCCCCACCCGTACGACTCGTCTACCTTGAACGTCGAGTAAGGGCCTAGCAAGCACGCAATTTTTCGCTGAGCTCCGAGCAATAAGGAGTTCAGGTCGGCTGGGTAGCCGACGTTGCGAGACTGCTTCAGCCTCTCGTTCGTCTGTTGGCAGATCCTTTCGGCGTCAATGAAGCGCCGAAGTGCCTCGTGTTCCAGGTCTAGTCCGGTGTCTAAGCCCTTGTACTTACTCAAGAGCGAGAACGCCATGTAGTCCTGGGCGAAGGTGTAGGCACAGTCGTAGTTCCTCGGGTCGATGGTCGCATTCAGAAACGACTTATGGTCGTCACGGAAGCGTAGCCACAAACCCAAGGTATACGGGGTGTCAATTGCACTACACACAGCGAAGTAAACTTCGCTGATAGGGGAAGACCCCTTGTGCTTGCTCATGGAAACTCCTAATGATAAGCTTAGGACGAAGCGATGTTAGTAGACGCCTTGCAGCGTCTCAACCATCGCTACGACTTGGGCATTCGCTAGGAGGCCGAGGGCGTACGCGCGTTGATCCTTGCGGATTTGCTGCGTTGCCCGCTCGTCTGCGATGAACTCGCAGTTCCACCGCGGCACGTAGGACACGGTCGGGGGCGGCAGAATGCCGTTATCCGCCGTGCCTAGTGTTTCAAGGACAGGAGTGTGAAGTCCTACCTTGACGCGATTGACACGCTCCCGACTTTGAGTCCCGGCGAAGGCAACTTGAGGACGCGTCAGTTGCAGGCTTACTCGGTTAAACCCGATTGGACTTGCACCTGATTGATCTTCAAACCACCATACGCCGTTCTTGTCGGGCCCCAGGGGGATGAAAGTGTGAGCCACAGGGGTCGCCTGTGCGTCGTTGATAACGATATTTGCGACTGCAGACATTGGGTATACCCAGAATGAGTGAGTGAGAACGCTCTCGCGTCTGCCTCACGGTTGATCTCCTTGCTAAAGGGAGGTAAGCCGGCGAACTAGCCTTTCTGAAGGGCTGTAAGATAACTCTACCGGGGACCAACCCGGAAAAGCTGAGAGACTAGGGCTGCTGCGTTCTGAAGCTGCCCGACGCCGAGATCCACTTTCACCGGTGGCACACGAGGTGTTGGTAGTGAAAGAAGCTCCGATCGCCTCTTGTAGATCCAGAGGTTGCTGCCCCCTGACGCTGAGAGAAAGAATCTCTCAAGGCCGGAGGTGCGGTCAACTGATAAGGACCCGTTCGAGGTGATCATCACGCTCTCAGTCACATAACCCGAATGGAAGGTGTTGTGATAGAGAGCAAGGTTCTCGAGGTTACGGATGTACCCGCCGATGTCGACTATCCAGTCGACTACAAACGAGAACGGAGTCAGCTCCCACGCTATTGACGCAGGATTAAGGGAAGTATACCCTGCCAACTCCAACAAGCGAGAATTTGGGATATGAAGTATCACCCCGAACTCGCACCTGCGTTTCCTTAGAGCGACCGTACGGACGTCTAAGGAATATCCTTCGAAGCCGATGTCCCAGTCTTGCGACTGGGAGTCCATCTCGGAGCCACGGCTCCGAACATGTACGTATCGCTCCCCAGCGGATTTAAAAATCTGCTGGAACGCGTCGTACACATCGGTTAGAAGGGGCTTGAGTCCGTAAACATACTCAAGCCAGAGGCCTCCGGTTCCTTTAACAGCTCCGCGCCACCCAGCACGCTGGAATTCGCGGTAGGAGCGTTGAAGGTCCCTTAACCCCCGCCCAGTAACGACCTTACGGACGTACTGAACGACGGTTGCCATACGCTTTACCATATGAAGCGTCTGACCGGCCTGAAACCCGCTGACAGTGACGTCAAGCTTACCACGTACCTGGTCGAAGAGATTCGAGTAGGCATTGTTGTAGGCCATAGCACTGAAAGCGTACCGGTCCCACCCTGAAGGAAAAGGTGGGTACCTGCTCAAGTTCCCGTAGTAGCCAGACAGTAGCCCTCCGGTGGCCACGAGAGTTCGTGACCAGGATCCGGAGTACGCTGTCTGGCGGGCTCGTGTGAACTCTTGCCGGTTAGGGTGTAGCCTATCACCCTGAATATTACCGGTGCCATTTAGCACATTGAACGAGTCGTCTTCCTGTTCGAGCTTCACCGTCACCCCAGAGGGGCGGCGGGTTTGCTCGGCATAGTTGAATACTCGGTGTGCTTTCATGGCGTTTCCATTCGTGTGCTGGTGGTTAGACAGCACACCTGACACTTGGGTTTAATCCCGTATAGGCGTGCCAGAGAGGGCGAGTCGTTGGTGTGCCCAACTCGTTTTAGATGGAGCGGCGTAAGCCGC